ATTTAGTCGCAACGACGACCCCTACCAGCTTTCCGTGTTGAGCAGTCGCTTCTGGCCGGTGAAGCCTTATGAGTACTGTGGCCACGTCCTCGGTCACGTACTCGGCCCGAAGATTGGCCGCCAACTATCTAAGTGCGGCTGGGATCCCGAGGGAGTGCGGCCGGCTTTGCCCTACATACGCGGCGTCGCCCTTGGCAACCTACGCGATTGGGCCTACGTTCCCGTGTTGCGCGCAGTAGGCCCGACGGTGTTGGCTCTCACGGCCGGCCATAAGGCCCTTTCCCAGAAGCATGAGGAACACAAGATCCATGCCTCGATCCTTCATGAGTGCACGGACGACACGCTCGGCGCGTGTTTAAACTGGTATGGCCTCGATTCCAACGACGTCGCGCGGCTCGAGGCCGACATCGCTTCCGCGCGTTCGTTGCCACACCACATAGTGAACCCCGACGCGGCGCATCTCGCTTGGTCCGAGCAATAGTTGGTGGACTATTCCACCGACACAATTTGTCTGCCTCCATTCCAGCACCCTTCTCTCATCGAGTTTGGGTGTCTCGCGTGGATTGCCACAATTGTTTGCTCTCGCTCTCGCCGTGTTCATCTTCCTCCTATGTCTCTCTCGCCTCCTCTTGTGCATATTGTAAATACCCAACAATGCCTCGAAGCCGACGATCTAATCAAATCGCACTTGAATCACTCAACCCACCTACAATGCGTGGTTTCCGAAATAAGGGCAAATTACAACGCCCAAAGTCCAACACTCAAGCGCCTCGAGCGCGACGCGCGGCTGATCGCCCATTGCGACGGACAAATCGTCAACCACTTGATCAAAATGTCCTTACCACCCTGGCTGCGCCCGCGGCGACCGGTATGCGTGTGTCCGGTTCGGGACGCGCTAAAATTGTCCGTGTCCCCGGTGTGGAATTCATTAACGACGTTGGGTCTGGAACCGGTTCCGGATTCCAAATGTTGTACACTTACCCCATCAATCCAGGGAATTCGCGCCTCTTTCCAGGACTCGCTGCCGAAGCCGACAACTACGAAAAATATCGCTTCAAGAAGCTTCGAATCCGTTACGTTCCGTCTCCCACGGGAGGTACCACCGCCGGCGGTGAACTGGGTCAATACTTCGATTATGACCCCGTCGACGCCCCCGTCACTTCCATGACGAACCTCAAACAGAACGAGTCGAGCGTCGTCTCGAGCGTCTGGGTGCCCAACCAAATCAACCTCATCCCCGGTGAAGACGCAAGTAAATGGTACTATGTAAATAATGGATATACAAACAACGCGGCCGCTGCCGACCGCCAACAAAACCAAGCAATTTGGTACGCCGCTTGCGACCGCGTGCCGAGCAACACTTCGCTTGGGGCATTCGAGCTCGAATACGTCGTCGAGTTCAGGTCCAGGAAGGCCCCAGCCCCGCTAGTCATGGTAGCCTCGGTTTCCTCGCCGACTCTCGCCACGACTGGAGGCGCGAACACATACGACGTCCCCAGCACCTTCAAACAGAATCGCGGTTTCGTTCCCGCGCAAGCAACATACAACAACCACGACGATTCCGGCGCGCAGACCCGCGCGCAGAACGACACGAACTTCTACGGCATTAACGCCCAAGCCGGACAACAGGTCCAGTTCACATTCAACGGAAACGTCACCGTCGACAACACAGCGCCGTGGGTTCTTTTCCAATGGAACCGCGCGCAAAACCAACCTGGCCTTCCTGTCTATACGACCAACACTTTGGCCAGCGGCACCGGGACTGGTGGGTCCCAAGCCATATCGTCGACCTTCAACACCACCCTTCCCGCGCAAACGGATAGCGTGGGATTGGCCTTGTCTGTCACCACAGGCTCGGCTCCTACCCTCCTCGTAGTTTCCGGCACATGGTCTATAGCAGCCATCACTGCCAATGAGGTGGGTGTCCGCCAGGAAGAGAAGTCCCTTGACCCCGTGGTCTTCACTTTGCCAGAACAGTTGCCAGCTCTTCAGACCTGGCTGAGTTCGCTGCCCGCATGCGACATCGTTTGCAAAGCTCTTCCCTCGCTCCCCAAGAACACTATCGAATCAGTCCAAGCTGAGCTCGACGCCATAGCGCGTACGCTCCGTGTTTCACGTTTGGACATCGACAAGCGAGCATCGAAGACCATCGACGGATTCGTGCGCGTCTAACGCGCCGGCCGTCCAACCCGCACCACCCGTAAGGGGCGCCTTTAAGGTGCGGAGC